CTCCCCAATGAACTGGGAAAAGGCAAACCCTCCTCGTGTGTACACTGTTGAGCCTGTGGATGCTGATGAGGCGGAAACAACGGAGCAGGGGCATGTACGAAGTCGTAAAGGCTTCCGCGTAACGGGGGAACACAATGGGTAGAAATAACCACGACTTCAGCAAAGGGCTGTTCCACGGAACTGACGCCAACCTCAACCCCGGCGACCTTGTGGAGCCACGTACTGATAACTTGACTTGGGCGTCTACTAATCGTGAGGTAGCAGCCACTTACGGCTCCAAGATTTACTCTGTGGAACCTGCCGAAGACATTCACCGCCACCCCGGTGCCCTGAAGAAGTACGGTATCTACCATTCGCGTATCGGCTTCAAAGTCAAAGGACTTGCCGACTAAGGTAGGCTAGACGTATAACCCGCCGAAAAGCGTTGACCAACAACTCGTTCCTAGAGTGGTTAGAGCGCCTGCCGTAGCGAATTGGAACGTGAGCCGCGGATAGGATGGGGTATTCCTCGATAGCTCAATTGGCAGAGCAGCGAGCTGTTAACTCGCAGGTTCGTGGTTCGAGTCCACGTCGGGGAGCAAAAAAATAAGGGAGACAATTAAGTCTCCCTTATTCTTGAAGTAGTTACTCCGAGTCAGCCTCGTCGGCGTCTTCGTCAGCTTCGACCTCTTCAGCCTCGACCTCTTCGACCTCTTCGGTCTCTTCGGTCTCAACCTCTTCTGCTTCGACCTCTACGGTCTCGTCAATTTCAGACATGTTTATTCCTTTTGGTAGATGGTTGGTATTGCCATCAAAAGGATAGCAGAGATTACTTACTTATCGTGATTATCGTGTTTGTGTTTCCAAACAGAAACACCGATAGCAATACCAATAAACAGAGAACCAATGACCCCAAGAAGTGTGGTTGCGTCCATAGTTTGACATTATCAGCAAACGCTGTGCTAGTCTGTGCAGCATGAAAAAGTCAACCAGAAATCTTCCCGGAATCCTCGCCGCAATAGTCTCTGTAGGTATTGTTGTTGCTGGGGTTTCGGTGTTTGCATCTGCCGAAGAAACAAGCACACCAATGCCCGAGGAGTCGTCTACGGAGTTTCCTACAGAAACACCCACGGTAGACCCCGCTCCTACAGCAGAGCCCACAGAGACGCCCACAGAGGAGCCTACAGAGGTCCCTGAAGTAGAACCGACGACGAGCCCGAGCGACCCCGCCATGTTGCCTTCGCTACCGCTGGCTAGCACCGTCAAGGGGGCGGTTACTGCAGCCCTTTCGAGTTATTGCTCAAACCCCGCCGGGTCGGCGCTTAGCCCCAGTAATTGGACTGAGGTAGACCCCTATCAAGGGAGCACCATGGGGTACTGGGAAGTTTGGGGGACATCCAACTCGGGGCAGCTAGTCATTGTTGTCCAACCCCGCGAGTCTGACATCTTGGTAATAGCTAACTCAGACCTTACCCGCCAAGCATTCTCCGCATGGGGATGCCCAGAAAGCATGATTGTAGGAAGACTGTAATGGGAGCAAACCAACAAAAGCGCCAAGCAAAAGACATGGCACATGCTCACCGTGTTTGGGAGCGTGCACAGATTCAAGCCGCCCAAGCGCAAAAGTCAATAAACGAGGCGTATGAGCTCGTTAAGCGAAACAGCGCCGAGCTCACCGACCAGCAGATGCTTCAAATTGAGACAGAGGTGGACCGCCGTCACGAGGACATCGTAAAGTTCCTCATGGACGCCAGAGACGCCTACATCGCCAAAGTCGGTGAAGCCAATGCCAAGCTCAACGGCTAAGTATCGCCTATCCCAGCAACCACTTCCCGTTGTGCTGGATGCCGTTGAGGTTCAGCAAACCCTTGACTTTGTAGAGGCTATGCGCGTAGACAAGGTTCAGCACAGTGTAGTTGACAGCATGTTTGACCAAAAGAACACCTCCGAGGGAATCAACATCATTGGGCATCTTGGCGAACAGGCTGTTGGGAAGGTTCTGGGGCTCCCGGTAGACGTAGAAATACGCACGGGAGGCGACGCTGGATACGACATGATGATTACGGGTAAGACCGCTCAGATTAAAACAAGCACACTTCCCCGCCTCATCTTTAACGCAAAACACCTGTTCAGCGCAGAAATTGCCGTACTTGTTCAATTCACAGGGCAAAGTCGCCGTGAAGCAGAGAAAGACCCTCAGTTTGCAATATGGGGTTGGGTAGAGCGCGAAGAGTTTCTAAAGAACTACTACAATGAAGACTTCGGCTATGGCTTGCGTCTTGTTATGGATGCGCCCTATCTTCACCCTCTGGACTCTTTGTTCGAGTAGCCACAACTTAACACTGCAAATGCCCCAATCCCGCAAGGAGTAAGACCATGCAGAATGACAACCAACCAACCCTCCGAATGCGGGTATTCTATTACCGCAATCGTTGGCACTGCTTTATTAAGCCCGCAATCCAAAAGAGGATTGACGCGGTAACCAACGTACTATCTAACAGAATCCAGCAGCATATTGCTGTTCCGGTATCGGCTGGCTTTAAGTACGTAAACCAACTACGAATCAACCAATCGCGATTTGCGGCAATCATGCTGGCTATTGTCACGCTGGTAGTTGCACCTAACGTGTGCCCCGACTGTAACGCGACGAGTGCCCGTGCAGCAACATGGGGTGTTAATACCCAAACGATTACTGCCAACGATGTGGTAACCCCCCCATACGACCGAGGCGGCATCTATAAGCCCGAACTCATCTACCCCGTAGGTAACGTAAAGATTTCCAGTAATTTTGGGTGGCGTAAAGCACCCTGCCCTTGGTGCTCGAGCGACCATACCGGGACAGACTTTGATGTTCCCGCTGGAACGCCTATTCAAGCTGCCATGACCGGCACGGTTGTGTTTACGGGCTGGAAGGGTAGCTACGGGTACCTCATGGTCATTGATGCCGGTTACAGCTATGTCACGTACTATGCACACATGATTGCTGGCTCTATTCCAGCGCAGTTTACCGTGGGTAGCCCCGTAAAAATGGGCGACGTTATCGGTCTTGTGGGATGCACGGGAGCGTGTACCGGTGCGCACTTGCACTTTGGAGTACAAATAGACGGCGTCTATGTGGACCCTCTGCCAATACTTCAGAAGTACGCCCAGTAAGTCGACCTGTCACACTAGGTGTATGAGTGCTAACACTGGTGACTTCCATCACGGCAGCCTTGTGGCGCGTCAGAATGGCGTAGGAGCTATGCCGCTGTCTGCGAAGTTTGACGGTCCGTCTCCGTTAAAAATATCTGAAGAGCAAAACCAATTTGCAGGGCACCAAGCATCTGCTCCGCCTTCCGGAGGAACTTCCTAATGACAGCTCCACTATCCGCAAACCAGTTTGACCCTGCACTCGAGGCGGAAATGCGGAAGTACGGCAACCAGATTCCTGAACGCGGGTTTAGTGGCGCGGGGTACTGGTGGTACGGGTATCCCACGTACATGGGCAGTTCGGCAATGTTTAACGGCGTTACTACCGCCTCTCAGTGGAGTGAACAGGCGCAGCCAGACGCCGACTCAAAAATGAGTGGCGCTATCTCCGAGGCTGGGGCGGATACTTCAGGGGTAAACTCTGGCGCGTCGGGAACTGCTGCCAGCTGAGCCAGTTTCTTGCCGGTTTCTTTGTCATTATAGAGACATGGTTTATATGACTCCTAGGCAGCCACTGGCTCCTAATAATGGGTCACCAAACCGTATCCTCAGCCAACAAGAATTCTCATTTGTGTACCCAAAGGCAATTGAAGAGCCTTCGATTATGACGTATAACACTCCGGGTCGTGGCATGAATGGCGAGCACGATAACGGTCGCTCGGGTTCTTTGGAACTTTGGCGTTCGCTGTATGCACGCCGCAAGTACGGAATGCGTTAACTCTCCCTTTTTGACGACTACCATCGGGAAGACTTAGTCATGATAACAATTGACCTCAGTGTGCTCACTTCTATCGCGGTTATTACGAGCTGCGTGATAGCGGTACTTTCGGCGGTGGTATTCCCGATGGCTCGAAAAGTAAAGAAGTTCAGTAGTGGGTGGGAAGATTTTATGCGCGATTGGAAAGGCGAGGAGCAGGAGCCGGGGCGTGACAAGGCGCCCGGTGTTATGGAGCGCCTAAATGATATTGACGGAGAGTTTAAAAAGAACTCCGGGTCAACTTTGAAGGATGCAGTCGCTCGCATTGAGAGTAAACTTGATGAAAGCGACTCGCGGATGGCGCGAATCGAGGAGCGGTTAGAAAAGGGCGACGAGCGCATGGGCAGAATAGAAAAGAACTTGGAAAACAAATGAGTCTTAAATACACCTTCGGAGACCCATCTCAATTTATTGGGGCGGTAATAAATCCCCTTGCAGATGCTCTTAAAAAGCCACTTGACCAAAAACAGCAGGAGATGCGCGCGGCACGCTTGAGGGCTGCTAGGAAAACAGCCAACCCAAAGAACGCAACCGGAGACCAGCAAAAGAACCCCAATGTAAACGACAAGCAGTTCACTATCTCTAGTCAGTTAGAAGAGTTGACAAATCAAGGCTTAATCACCCCCACCGTTCCCTTAAAAAAGAAGGGCGGTGCAGCCCCTGTTAGCGCACCCAGAACACCTAAAAGCGGTCCACGCCGTTCAGCGGCGCTTGGTGGTCAGATTACCAAGGGTCAAGGCACAGGAACTCCCAGTGGTCCGAGAAAAGCGCGAAGCACATTCGTCTCCCCCAAACCTTCAGCCGCGGCTAAGACAGCTAAAACCCCACCTGCCGCTCGACCAACTAAAGCATCAGCCGCAGGCAATCGTACTAAAAACTCTACGTTAATCAAGCCCCTCTAGGAGACCCCCATGAATACTTGCGTCAACTGCAATTCCCCAGCAGAGTTTGTTTTAACGACCCCCACTCCTGCAAACTACTGCGAGAGCCACCTGCCCCGGTTTGCAAGAAAGACCAATCAGTTTGTTTCTTTTACGCCTATTCCTGACGTTGTTCCCCCAGTCGTAGAGCCGGATTCCACACCCCCGGCAGAGGCACCTGCCCCCAAATCGTCAAAGAAAAAGACCACCTCTGAAGCACCTGCTGAAGAGACAACTGCTCCCGCAGAGGAGCCCACACCCTAAGGAGATATCCATCAAATGAACGAAACAGACAACGTAAACGGTTATTCCGTTGCGATTGACCCGATGGACCTCCTTCAGTGCGATAGTTGCCAGTAAGTTAGTCTCATCACGCCTTAGCCCTCCTTTTGGAGGGCTTTGTGCTTACATGGGGGTATGCCTGTCATTCGCAAATTTGCCATTCAGGGGCACGCTATTCCAAAGACCGCCCACGCCCCACGGGGACCTTTTCCCCCAGAAGTGTTAGCACAGCCAAAGGTTTACCATGATGACTCTCAAGGCGACTCTTTGCACGAAGCCCTAGACGACGTTAGGCTGTTTCGTTGCAAGGATTGTGGGACGATTTTATATGAGGCAGAGCTTTCTGACCACGACTGTGATAAGGAAGACGAGCTTCTCCCCGACGCGTAGGGGACAATCCACTCTCTAGAGAAAGATAAAATCATGGCAACAAACGAAAACGGAACTCTGCTTGATGACGCAGGTAACGTAGCCGTAGACTTCGTGTGGGGAAACATCCCTATGCAACCAAACGATGTCCGCGAAGAGAACGGTCAAACCGCCCTTCTTGACCCCACCCTCGACAACCACTCCATTGCTTACGAAAACTGGAACGGGTACCCCCTGTTCACCGCAAACACTGCCGGTCCTGAAGGTGCGGGCTACATCGTTGTTCGCAACGTTCTTGGTCAGACCACTGCCAACGCCACCGACATCCTTGAAGACTCCGGTCTTGTTGTAACGGCTGCCACAGCTGCAACCAACACCGCTACACAGCCTACTCAGATTAACGTCACGACGACGACTGCTGCAACGGTTACCGTTTCTGGCGGGACCGGTACGTGGGCAGTTGGAACCAAGGTTACCATTACGGCTGGTACGGGCATTCCCGCAGCAGTTGTTGGTACATGGACCGTAACGGGTGGAAGCGGCTCGACCATTATCATTGCTGGTACTGGGTTCACCGTTGCAGACTCGGGAGCTATCACGCCCGGAACCCAGCTCAAGGGTGCCGCCGGAACCATCAAGGCTCAGTCGCTTGCTGCTGGGGCTAACGAGGTTGAGGTTGGCGACGCCATCACCATCACGCCTTGGGCTGCTTAGTCTCCCAGTAATATGGCAAATCAAGGGATGCCCTCAGGCGGGCAGTATCCGGCTCGAAATGAGCTGAGGGCATTCCTTGGTGATTTTGTTGATGAAGTCCAGCAAGTAGGAGCAAACCGCGGGTTTGGAAAGTACGACGAGCTAAGTACGTACTACACCGATTCGTCAGATAATCCCAAAGAGTGGTCGGGGCTGTACTACAACCCCGTGACACAGGCTGCCCCCGCTAACCCTATGGGTGGCGGAAATGAGGCTGTTAGCCTTACAGACGTCCCCACGTCCTCGATTAATCCGAGTCGACCTCGCACTGTTGCGGCTGGTTACAGCCCACAAACAAAGACCATGACAGTGGTTTTCCGTGATGGTACGTTCTATAACTATTACGATGTAACCCCCGGTGAGTGGATAAACTTTTCAGCGTCCTACTCTAAGGGAAAGCCGTGGCTTAACAAGGGCTTCCCCAACGGCAAACAGAAGTTTGACGGTCTATTCATTGGCAAGCCCCACGGTCCTGCCGACGTACAGGCTATTGACCCCGCTATTCGCGAGATGCTTTACCGCGTAGCCCGGTCCCAGCAAATCTTTAAGAAGCCACGTCCTGCGCGTACGGGTACGTATACTGATAAGTACGGAACTAAGCAAAGACGCGTTTCCGGATGGCAAAAGAAGACCGGCGGTCAGTTTAAGCGTCGGACCGGATACGGCACCCCTCCCACACAAAGCGGACCAACTCGAACAGGACTGTAATTGCCTCAGGTACACAACATCGGTAAAACTCGGTTCACTCAATTTCTTCACAACTATCGTGTGAAGTGGGGATGGCGGGTCGCTGTTCGGGGATGGACCCAAGAGCTTGAGGAGCCGTTCCGAACCGCAGAGCCTCTTATTGTGAGACTTCCGTTCCATAACGCGTTAGTATTGGGGCGTTGGACGGGAGCGCGCGATTCTGAAGAAGAAGCTCTTAGCCACGCGATTCAAGGACGGGTATTAACTGATGACGATTTTTCAGAAGAAAACGGATGGGTCCCAGCCCCAGACCAAGCTCCAGAAGAGAGTTGGTATGATATCTACTCCAGAACTGGTGACTTGGGCTGAGAACTCGCTGTTTGTAATTGGCAGAGATGTCACGGGCTGGCTTCGGTCCAAGGATGCTGCCATGCTTGACGAGGCTGACCTTGGGGCTGAGGCGCTGTACGCCATTACCCAAGAGTTAAAAAAGAGAGCCAAGAATGACTTCTGATGAATTAGAAGATAAATTCGAAGAGATTAACCCCGAGTTTTACCAAGAAGACCGGGAAATAAACGACTTCACTGAGGTTGAGGACGAACTTGACGAGTTAAGTCAAGCGTTCGTAGACCGCATCATCGAGAAGATAATGCAGTTCATGGTTGTCCTTGTAGGGCATGACCTGCACAGTTACCAGAAGCCTCTATCTAAGAGGATTATTGAGTCGGTAATCATTAACGACGGTGAGGAAATTACCGCCCTTGCATCGCGGCAGTCAGGTAAGACCGAGACGGTATCCGACACCCTCGCTACCCTCATGGTCATTCTTCCTCTTCTAGCCAAACTTTACCCCGACCTTCTAGGTAAGTTTAAAGACGGGCTATGGGTAGGTATGTTTGCTCCCACAGAGTCACAGGCGGAGACGCTGTTTAGCCGCACGGTAACCCGCCTTACTTCTGAACGCGCCATTGAAATTCTTGGCGACCCAGAAATTGATGACTCTGCCAAGCGCGTAGGTGGCGTTACCAAGATGATTCGTCTGAGCAAGTCCGGGTCTACCCTGACAATGATGACCGCAAACCCCCGCGCCAAGATTGAGTCTAAGTCGTTCCACGTAGTTGTTATCGACGAGTGCCAAGAGGCGGATGACTTTACGGTTTCTAAGTCAATCTCTCCGATGCTTGCGTACTACGCCGGAACCATGATTAAAACAGGTACGCCTACATCGTCAAAGAACAACTTCTATCGGGCTATTCAACTGAACAAACGCCGTGCCACGTCGCGCTCAGCTCGTCAGAATCACTTTCAATGGGATTGGCGAGACGTAGCCAAAGTAAACGACAATTACGCAAAGTTCATTAAAAAAGAAATGATGCGAATTGGAGAAGACTCTGACGAGTTCCAGATGTCCTACAACTGTAAGTGGCTTCTGGAACGAGGCATGTTTGTTACTCAGACTCTTATGGATGAGTTGGGCGATACCTCGCAAGAGCTTGTAAAGTCTTGGCACAATACCCCGGTTGTTGTGGGGATTGACCCCGCGCGCAAGATGGACTCAACAGTAGTCACCGTAGTCTGGGTTGACTGGGACCGCCCCGATGAGTTTGGGTACTTTGACCACCGGGTTCTTAATTGGCTTGAATTGCAGGGAGACGATTGGGAAGAGCAGTACTTCCAGATTGTTAACTTCCTTGCCAATTACGATGTGCTGGCAATTGGCGTAGACGCAAACGGTGTTGGAGACGCTGTAGCTCAGAGGCTTAGGCTCCTCATACCTCGAGCCGAGGTTATCCCGCTTACGTCAAGCCCCAGCGAGCAGTCCAAGCGGTTCAAGCATCTGCAGGCGCTTATGCAGCGCCGTATGCTTGGGTTCCCAGCCCACTCCAAAGCAAGACGGCTACGTCTGTGGAAACGATTTATGCAGCAGATGACTGATGCGGAAATCCAGTACAAGGGAGCAAACTTCATGGTTGCCGCTCCGGATGAGTCCTACGCTCACGATGACTTTGTTGACTCTTTAGCCATTGCCTGTTCAATGACGGTTGACCTAGTCATGCCTGAAGTACAGGTAACCTCTAGCCCCTTTTAAGGTAAGTAAAAACACGGGGAGCGTTTACTAGGACAAGAGTACCCATATCGGGGGAAACTGGTAATTGAAATGCGCATTTCAACATACTAAGGAGTCACCATGGGCATTGGACCCGCACCTATTTTCCCAGAGCGTTCGCCGAACGTCTACGAGGTTAAACTCGGAGGCAACGAAGAGCGCCGCGGACCGCTTCGCTTTGAAGAGGGCATCGCTACCGACACGGATGTTCCCACAGAGTTCCAGAAGGGCATCATGAGTGGATTTGCTTCCGCTCCCGGTCGCCCAAACCGCAACGCCCCCGTATGGCAGAAGCCCGCTTCTGAGACGCTCATGGAGCGCGCTCACGTTGGCTCAGCTTCGTGGACTGAGGCACCGACGTTCCTTGGAGAGTTTGCTCACGGTTCGTTCTCGAACTACGCAGAGCAGACCGTCGAGGTTGTTGCTCGCTCGGGTGCTCGCACGATGCGGCTCAACCCCACAGTCGTCAACGACTAGGTTTACGCTACCGGGGTTCCGCCTTACTATTACAGTAGGACGGAACCCCAACGTGTATAAGGAGCCGTAATGGGACATCAGGTACCGACTAACCCTCGCCTGTACAACATGGTTGTGTTTCAGGCGAAGTTGAAGTACACGAAGTACCCGTCTCCCGGAGCCAGCCATTGGGTTCACGAAGAGTACCTGAAAAAGGGCGGACAGTTTGCCGAGGCTAACGAAGACACGCGGCGTAAGAAGATGTACATTAAGGCTCAAGTAGCAAGACGGAACGAGAAGTTTGCTGCAAAGTCTAAGGATAAAAAACAGGACGATAAAAAGGGCGATAAGTAATGTCATTTGCAGATTTTTCACCACCCAGCTATCGGGCGGCATCTTCTGACCTAACCATCAGTATCTCGCCCCTTGGGCTCGTAGAACTTGCTGATGAAGAGTTTGAGGTCCACGGTCCTCGTCTAAACCGCTACTCCCTTAACTGGGCTATGTACCTTGGTCACCACTGGGGCTACCGCCGGGAACAGGGCGAGATGCAGGTCTCGTTTAACTACTACCGAGCATTCATTGATTACCTCACGCGGTTTACCTTTGGCAAGGGCGTGCACTTTCGTTCGCCTAAAGCAACCGAAGCAATTGTGCCTAACCGCCTCGAGCGGGTGTGGGAAGTCGATAACGATAAGCAGCGCATCCTTTTTGAGATGTCTCAAATTGGCTCTATTACGGGTGACTGCTTTGTAAAGATTGCCTACGAAGAGGCGTGGACGGACTCCATTGGGAGATTCCACCCCGGTCGTGTGCGTATTCTTCCGTTGAACAGTGCGTTTTGTTTCCCGGAGTTTCACCCACACGACCGAACCCGCCTGCTACGATTCAAACAAAAGTACCGTTTCTGGGGCACCTCGCTTGAGGGAACCCGGCAGGTATTTACTTACACGGAGATTTTGACTGATGACATCATTGAAGAGTACATCAACGACGAGCTCATTGATTCGCGACCGAATCCTCTCGGTGAAATTCCCGTCGTACACATCCCGAATATCCCTGTATCTGGCTCACCGTGGGGACTTGCAGACGCCCACGACATCATCACGCTCAACCGTGCATACAACGAAATAGCTACAGATGTCGCTGACATCATCAACTACCACGCCGCCCCCGTTACCGTAATCATCGGTGCGAAGTCCTCGAACCTTGAGAAGGGTGCAAAGAAGGTTTGGGGTGGGCTCCCCAAGGACTCTCAGGTGTTTAACCTTGAGGGTGGCGGCGCTGGACTTTCGGGTGCTATGGAATACATGGCAACTCTAAAAACATCAATGCACGAGATGATGAATATCCCGGAGTCCGCTTTGGGTCAGGCGCAGCCGGTATCCAATACTTCGGGCGTTGCCCTGTCAATCCAGTTCCAGCCACTGATGAACCGTTGGTCTCAAAAGACGGCGCAATACGGCGTTGGACTGGAAAAGATTAATGAAATTATTATGCTTAATCTTGCCGTTAAAGAGCCCGAAACATTTAAGTACGACCCTAATAACGACGGTCCCATAAAAGAAGAGCAGTACACTCAGCTCGACCCTAATGACCCACTTACTTACCAGACGTATGCACAGTTCCCCCAGCCCCTCCCGCTTGATAAGCTGGTTCTTTTGAACGAACTTCAGCAGAAGATGGGAATGGGGCTGGAGTCAAAGGAGGGCGCCCTCAGGGCTCTTGGCGAAGAGTTCCCCGAAGAAAAGCTCGAAGAGATTCGTACTGAGCTTATTGAGGACGCACAGTCAGACGGCGCGCTAAACCTCGTCAAGATTCAAATCCAGAAGCAGATTATGGATATGACTGGAATGATGCCCAGCCCCGATGGCAGCGCTATGCCAATGGAGCCGTCTATGTTGGGCGACGGCGATGTCATGGGCGATGGCATCCTAGGTCCTCAAAGCCCCGAAGCTCAGGGTGACCCCGGCTTAAATACCAACGGCATTGAAATGCAGGGCGAATCCGCAATTCGGAACAAACTTGTAACTGACGCTTACGGAACAAAGCTTTCTGCGAGGCGTCCAGTTGACAAGGACAATTAAAAACTTTCCTGAAATCATTGTTTTAGGAAGACAAGTTAACACTTCTTTGTGTTGACTCGTACCAACTGATAGGTCATGTGGCACGCCTTAGGGCATTCGGAAAACGACCAAGACAACAAAAGGAGATTCCATGTCGGAAACTAATACAGAAGAAATTGCAGGAGACCCTGCACTCGACCAGCCCCTCACTACCCCTGAGTTTACTCCAGAGGAAACTGCCTTGCCCGCCCAGTTCACAGCAGAAGATATCAAGAAGGCTCGTGCGCAGGAAAAGGACAAGGTCTACTCCTCAATGGAGAAAATGAAGGAAGAACTTGCCTCCCTTAAAAAGGAGCGCGATGAGCGCGAACTTCAGTCGCAAAAGCGACGCGAGGAGCGTTCTGCCCGTGAAGCCGAAAAGGCTAAGCAGGAGCAGGAAGAGGCTGAGAAAGAAATGTCCTTCAAGGAGCTTTTGAAGGTTAAGGAAGACGAGTTCAAGACACAGCTCGAACGTGAGCGTGCCGAGCGTGAGTCCGCCTTTGCCCTTCTGGAGCGCGAGCGTGAATATCAGGAACTGCAGACTTACCGTCAGCAGCGTCTTGAGCAGGAGCGCGAAAATATCATCCCAGAGATGATTGACCTCATTCAGGGAAACACTGCTGACGAAATTGAGTCAAGCATTGCAAACCTGAAAGATAAGTCGGCTCGAATTTTTGAGTCTGTAGCTTCGGCTTCACAGCAGACTCGGAAAGAAATGGTTGGAGCACGCATTACCGCTCCGGCAAACGGACCCCTCGATAATGATTCGGACCAAATTTCGGTATCTCCTGATGACCTCAGGAACATGTCACTATCTGACTATGCAAAGAACCGCGCCAAGTTGCTCGGTTCAGCAGGTACAAATCGCGGTCAGGGCTTGTTCGGTTAGTTCATAACCCCCTAACCCTCTTTTAAGGAGAAAATTATGGCTTCTGCCATTACCGGTTCTGGGCAGCTTGCTTCTGCTCCTACCGCTTACTCTGGCTCCAACAGCCAGCTCTCGCAGGCAATCCAGACCATTTGGTCAAAGGAAATCCTGTTTCAGGCAATGCCCATCCTCCGCTTCGAGCAGTTCGCTGTAAAGAAGACGGAACTTGGCGTCGCCCCCGGTCTCCGCGTGAACTTCCTGCGTTACAAGAACTTCTCGGTTGACCCGACCCCCCTCACCGAAGGTGTTCGTATGACCACGAACGCACTGACGGCTGAGCAGATTGCCATCACCGTTGCTGAGCACGGCTACGCAGTTGCAGTTTCCGAGCTGCTGCTGAACGCCTCGTTCGACGACATCATGGCTTCGGCTTCGCGTCTCCTCGGTCGCCACATGGCTCAGTACCTCGACGTACAGGCTCGTAACACCCTGTCGGC